CCTGGGGGCGGCCCCCCCCCCCCCCCCCCCACCACTTGTTCATCGCGGCCGGCCCGCGCGGCTTCGAGCAGCCGCCTTCGTAGGTTCCTGGGTCTGTCGGCGCTTCTTGCAGCTCGCAATCGGCCAGAAACGCCACGTCGTCATGGTCGTCGCTGAGTTGCACCTTCGGCCGCGACGTGATGCCCCACGCCTTGCCGCATAGGCCATCGCAAGCCAGCACCATCTGACGGCCAGCCCATGAAATTGTCCTTGTGTGCATTCGTCGCTCCTTAAAGTCACTTCGCTCCGGCCCCGGCCGAACTACTCGCACAAGCTGACGCGCGTCGGCTGGGTTCGCTCCGGCTGCCGGTCACGCGCGCAGCTTTCCTCAACCGTTAGGCCTGCGCAGCGGGTGCGGGTGGGCAGGCGTAGAGGGGACGAACCTCGCTGTTCGGCGTTGTTGCAAAGACCTCGGAATTGAAGGTCTTGTTCAGCGTCCACGGGTCGCCTTTTCTGCGCCACTGCCACGCCACCGTCTCCCGCGCTTCGTCGGCGGCCAGAGCTGCACGCAGCACGCTCTCGATTCGCTCGATGCGGCTCTCCGCTATCGACGGCTCATCGATCGGAAACGCTGCAAGCTCGCGCAGCGCTCGGCGGATTGCTTCTTTTGTGCTCATGCCGCTACTATCTCCCATGTGTAAGCGCGGGTGTATTGGGGCAAACCCTACCCCTGTAGGCGCTCTGCCGCGACAGCATGCACGAAGTCTAAAAACTCGCTGAACTCGCGCTTGCTCATCTTTGACGTGCGCGACCCCAGCATGACGACGCCGCCCGAGCAAATCCGCCGTAGATAAGTGTTTCAGCAGCTTTGCGAGCCGCGACAGCTTCTTGTTCGCTGACGAATGTACCAAGGTGCGTCTGCTTTCCATCATTGGAGCGTATGTATGCTGTGAACCTGCCGTTTTTCTTGGCATGAACACCGACGCGCAAGAATTTCTTGCCCCAGCCCGCGTTGTTTCTACAGTTTTCGTGTCGCTTTGCCGGCCTTAGGTTTTCTATCCGGTTGTTCGACGGATCGCCGTCTATATGGTCAATTTCATCTGCCGTGTTAAGGCCAAACATGGCCGCGATAACTCGGTGCTCTAGCAGTCGACAGCCGTCAATCATGACTTGTCGGTAGCCAGTGTCGCCGCCAGCGCGAACCATCTCGCGGCCAGCCCGCTTGTTGGCAAAGCGGGCGTTCCACATAGCCCAAGCTTTCGCAGAGCCAAAGTGATCGGCGGGCCTCTGTTTCCAAAACAGAGCGCCGTCAACGTATTCAAACACCGACTTGAGGTAGTCTGCACCAGGGATTGGTATCATCCCGCAAGCGTATACCAATCCCTACTGAAGATCAATATTGTTGTTTGCGGCAAATGCGTAAAGCCACTCGACAAATGCGCTCGCAAGTCGCTTGGGGAACTTGCGCGACTGCGGACCTAGCATCACGACTCTAGATCCGTCTAGCGAAGGTGATAGCTCGAAAGAACCTACGCGCCGCCATTCTTCGGCAAATTCGTCCTTTGTATCTGCGCGAAACTGATCAATTGCTAGCCTCTTGAATGTTTCTGGATCAAGGCGCTTGCCACAGAAATCGTACTGTCTAGCAATGTCGGCAATCATTGCGTGGAACTTCGCATTGGATTCGAGCGACCGCGTAGGTGGCTTGATGGTGACAACATAGCCTTCTTCGGCCTGCGCGACCGCCTGCTGTGCGCGTTGCCGTGCTTCGGCGTGGACTAGGCGGAAGATCACGCCAGCACCCGGCGCAAAGTTTCGTTCAAGGCTGACAGCTCCGTGTGCTTCGTCACCCGCCACATAGCCCGCTCGCCGTGCAGCCCGTTGCGCTTGCCCCGATGGCAGTCTGCGCATAGGGCCACGCTGGTGAACCACTGGCCCTGCTCAATCTCGTGGCACTCGCTAGGGGGCGGGGCATCGCAGATCACGCACGCCGTTGACTTCACGCGCTCGATATGGGCGCGCTCGGCCACGGTGGGCGCAGGCTTGTTGCGGCTTTGCACGTTAGAACGGCACGTCGTCATCCCAGCCAGCCGGCTGACTAGGCGGCTGCTGGCGCGTGTTCTGCGGCGGGGCGCGGCGGGGCGGCGGGGCTTCGGCCGCGCTCTTGTTGTAAGCCGATAGGACAGCAGCGCTGAACTCGTTGGAAGCGTAGACGTGATTCCAATACTTGCCGCTGTCCAGCTTGCGCGCAGGCCACGACACAAACGGCCCGTTTGACCCGTTGACGATGCGACAGCCTTTGATGGTGACGAACGGCTCAGTTTTGCCGGGGCTGGTAAGAGTCACGTTAAACTGGTCGCCGTGGTGTTCAATGCCGATCATGCGGTTTCCTTGGTGCGCTTGGTGGTGGGGTAAAGGTTGCGGATGTATTCGCGGTCAGGCGTGGGCAGGCCAGACCAGACGGCAGTAGCGAACTCTTCGCCTAGGTCTTTGGCTGCATCCCATTCCTGCTTAACGCCTAGGTCTCGCTGCTCGGCCACATGCTCGCTGATGGCGTTGCGCACCTTCATCACAAGGGTGCGGTCGATCTTCGGCGCCTCTAGCTCGGGCGGCTCATAGCCTGATTCGAGCGGCAGCTTGGCCCACAGCTCATAGGCAAGCCCGAAGGTCATCGCAGCGGCCATACAGACCCCGCGGCGGTGCGTATCGGTCAAGTCCCGGGCGGTGATCTTTTCGCGCGGGATGGCAGCGTTGCGCGTATCCATCACGGCCTGCGGCACGGCCGGCGTCGTGATGTCGTCTTTGCGGAAGCGGATCATCAGGTAGCAGCCGACAGGCGCCGGGTGAAGGATGTCGCCCGCGGTCGTCGGCACCAACTCTGGCAGCCAGCCGGGGGCGTGCTCGCGCAACAAGTGCAGCGTGCGCGACCAGTTGATGTACGAGGCAGCAAACCCACCTCCCTTGATCTGCTCGACCAGATCAGCGGTGGCGATTCCTGCAAGGTTCGGCAGTTGAGTCATCGTTCGGCTCCTTGTGCAGCCTCGCGGGCGTACCGCTGGCCGATCTCTACGGTGATCTTCCGCAGCTCAATACGGCACAAGCGGCGCTCGCGCAGCATTGACGGCAGCGGGGCAGGCAGCGGCGCAAGCGATGCCTGCACGGCGGGGGTGTAGCGGTTAGGTGTGTTCATGCAGCGATGGTGCCGGTTGTTGTGCTACTGCGCATCGGGGGAAACCCTATGCTTCTGTTTTGTCTGGGCAAACCTCTGGCAAGGGTGAGCCGTCAGACTCACTCCATGCCTTTCGGCATCTCCCTCGCGGGGCAGTGTTCGCTCGCATACAGGCTTGCATGTCACCCGAAGTACCTGCTGCTTGTTCCGGTCCCCAACTGCGTAGGCCGGTGCGGCTCGCCTGCTAGGTGGTGGCAGGGCCGGTGTAGCTTCCGGTGAGCCCATCCAGGCCCGTGACTCGTTCACCACTGCGCGACCGGACGCCAGAACGCAAAAAGCCCGTTTCTACTGCGTTCTGTGCTTGCCGGCGGGGCCTTTCGGCCTTGGGGATCTCTCCCCACAGAACGCATGAGAAACGGGCCTCATGACTATCACGCCGGCAAGCAGTGACGCGCAAAGCATAGCGGCACCGGCTGGCGGCGTCAAGCTCATGCTTTACCCCTTACGTTTTGGAAGCCCCGCCGGCTGGTTGAGGCGCTTGGCAGGCTGATCGCAGGCGCAGCCGAAGAACAGCCAACATCAGTAGTGTCGTGGCCTTTTCTGCGCCTGAAGAAGTTAGCGGGCACTCACTTTCGTGATAAGCCTTGACAGTGCTTGCTCTTGCTCTTCAAGAAAATCGTTCACAGCATCTTGACAAGCAGCCGCGCGGTTTTCCTTGAAAGTAAGTGACCACTCTTTTGTTGGGCTAGCAATGGCGTGGGGCCGAATATCCGATATGTTTTGTACGGTATTGGCAACCCACGCGCGGAAAGCTGCGTCCATGTCACAGCGACAGCACCACGACAACCAGCACGCACGCCAGCACCAGCAGCGCGGACAGCATGGAGCGTGAGTACGCCGACAGGAGCGTGTTAGCCGGCTCGGGAAGTTGGCACGCTTCGGGCGTCTTGCACGCGCGGCCTTGGTTGCAGTTTTCGCCGCTGCAGCACGGCATGGCAGTCTCATTCATGACGAATCCCATATCAGTTTCCAGTGGATGCCATACCGAGCATGATGCCCAGCACGACGACACAGACGGCGCCGATCAGCACATAGCCGAGGTCAGCCCAGCGGCGTAGGTGGCGGGGGGCAGGAGGGCGCATGATGCGGCGGGCCGGGTTCATGCGGTGCAGGGGGGTGGGCTTCATGACTTCTTAGCCTCCAGCGCGCTCTGCAGTTGATTGACGAGCACCGGCTTCAGCCAGTCAACCGACCACCACTCGCAGCCGATCCAAACCTCTTCAACCGTGGGGGCGAACTGCGCATAGCGCGGCACGTAGCCCACGCGCATCTGGCCGCCGTCCACGTCGATCATTGTGTAGCTCAGCTCGACGGTCGGGTCTGTCTCGCCACGGACGCGGTAGTCCAGCTCAGCCTGCAGCTTGTCGCGCTCGGCTCTGAGGGCGCCGACTTCCTGCGACAAGCGGGCGATGCGATCGGCGTCGGTCTCGATCGGCGTGGTGCGGATGCCGCTCACGACGACGGGGCGGTCTGGGAACACGGGTTCTTGACCGTGGAAAGCGTAGCCGTTCATGCGGCCTCCACTGCTGCAATGCTGTCAGCGGCGGCGATAAGCTCCGCAGCGAGAGCACGGGCATAGTCGGGGCTCATCTTGACAGAGCTGTGGACATCGCCAAACGAGTAGCCGAAGCGCACTTTGCTATCGGTTTTGTCGGCCGTCACGCTTATGCGATTGGCGGCCGAAATGCTGTCGCCTTGCGCCCAAGTGCTGTACGTCTGCCACCGCTGCTGCGGTTCGGGCTTAAACGGGCTCATCGCCTTGTCCTTTCCGGCCCGCCGCGGATGCGGTTTGTCTTGGGCCGATGTCGAGACTGTGCCTGACCTAGCGGCGCTTGGCATTGGTGGAAACCCGAATAGCGCGCCCCTTGCGCAGCCTGCATGATTGCGGCATGGACACCGACACCCTATACATCCTGCGGCGGGAAGCCGTGCATCGTGTCAGATTTTTGGCCTGGCTTGCTGGCCGGCTGGAGACTGACGACGACCTTACCTATCGACGCGAGGCTGCGCTAGTGCTGCGGCAGCTTGTTGAGGATGCCCAGCCAGCGCAGGGGGTGTCATGAGCGACGACACTGCTACCCACTCGATCACTATCGTCGTGACGGGCCGCTATCCGCACGGACGCGAGCACCCGCAAGCCAGCGTCACGGTAAACGGCGATTGCTCTTTGGAGCACGCTGTGGACAGCTTTCGCGCCGCGCTGGTGGCGATGGGGTTCGCATGCGCCACGGCGGCCACATTGAATGTCGGAGACGACTGATGCGCCCCTGGTTCGCATCCCGCGCCCGCATGGTCGCCAAGCGCCGCCGCAAGTACGGCTGCCGTTGGGTGTTGCCGATGAAGGTGAGAGCGCGTCTATGGTGTTTGGCGCCACGCCGCTCTAGATTGCCGGAGGGCACCTGAATGCCATCTATCACAGTCAGAAAAGCCCACATGACCGAGCGTGTTGCCGAGGTCATGAAGGCATGCCGCGCTGAGTTTGTCTGCGCCCGCGCCGTTGCCGATTTCTGCGGCTACAAAGAGCCGGACTACGCCCGCGCCATGCTGAACAAGCTGGCAGAGAGCGGCATCCTTGAGACGCGCAAGGTCAAGGCAAACACGGTCGGCCCGCATACGCTTGAGTATCGCGTGGCCCCGGCGTGGAGGTCGTCATGAGCAGCGGCATCAAGAGCGACCGCCGCGACCTGACAGGCATCGTCAGGCAAGCCAGCCCAGGCATGAACCCGCTACGCCACTGGATGGGCTGCAACCACCACACGCAAGGCAAGCTGCGGCACGGGATACCGTGGACGTGTGCGAACTGTGTCAAAGCGAAGGAAACGCCATGAACAAGCACGCCACACAATGATAGGCCCGCTAGAATGTTGAGACTCAACACCACCAGGCCAAGCCATGTACGCTAAGGTATTCGCGCAAATCTACGATGGAACGCTCTGCACTCGTGGACCTTGGCAAGCGTTGGTGACGTTTCAGCAGCTTCTGGTTTTGGCTGACCCTGATGGCAACGTGGACATGACAGCCTCGGCCATCGCGCGCCGAACAACCATCCCGCTTGAAATCATCGAGGCTGGCATTTTGGCTTTGCTCAGGCCGGACGATGAGAGCCGGACTCCGACAGAGGGCGGACGGCGCATACTGCCACTGTCCGAGGGCCGATCATGGGGCTGGCATATCGTCAACTACAAGCACTATCGCGAGCTAAAGCGCGAGGAGGACCGCCGCGAGTATCACCGCGAATACTGGCGCAACAAACGCTCAAAGAAGACCGCAGCAGACTCAACAGTCTCAACAGTCTCAACACAAACTCAACACGCTCAACAGAATCAACCTAAGAAGGAGACAGAAGAAGTAGAGAAGAAAAGAAAGACAAACGCGCCTTCGGCGCTTGTGTCTGTGTCCGACCTCGTGGCCTTGGGTGTTCAAGAGGCCGACGCAGCTAGCTGGCTAGCTGCCAGAAAAGCCAAGCGCCTGCCCTTGACTCATGCCGCGTTGGCTGGCGTACAAGCCGAAGCGCACAAAGCAGGGATGACGCTGGAGCAGGCTATCGGTCGGTCTGCGGCTGAAGGCTGGGCAGGGTTCAAAGCCGAGTGGCTTAAGAATTCCGCCAATGACGACCCCTACGGACTGAGGACCGCGCTGTGATCGCCGAGACCCTGCTGTCGCGGCTGTCGAAGGTCAAGGGCCGCAACGGCTCGTGGACCGCCTGCTGTCCCGCCCACGAGGACCGCAGCCCTTCGCTGTCGATCCGCGAGGACGGGGAACGGGTGCTTGTCCACTGCCACGCCGGCTGCGATGTGGCTTCGGTGCTGGGTGCTGTTGGCCTCGACATGACGGACCTGTACCCCCCACGACCCGAACCCGGATCGCAGCCGAAACAGCAGCGGGTGCGCTTGTTCGCTGGCGACGTACTGCGGTGCCTGCATGCTGAAGCAGCTGTGGTGATGGTGGCGGCTTACAACGTCCGCAAAGGCGTGAAGCTGACCGATGGAGACATGGACCGGCTCGCCCTTGCGTGGCGCCGGATCGACGAAGGAATGGAGGCAGTCAATGGGTAGCCTGACCAGCATCGACAACGTAGCCCGCCAGCTCGACGAGATGCGCGCTACGCGGCTGAAGAACAAGCCGGTGGACTTCGAGGCGTACATGGCATCGCGCTCGGCGGATGCCGCGCTTGTGAAGCCTGCTGAGGATTTCCACGAAGCTCTGCACGACGAGTTCTTTGGTGCTGACGACCTGAAGGGCAAGTTCACGCCCTGGCGCAAACTCGACGACTTGGTGCGGATTCGCCCGGGTGAGCTGACATGCTGGGCCGGCTTCAACGGCCACGGTAAGAGCATGGCGACGGGGCAGGTGCTGCTTTCGCTCATGGAGCAGGGCGAGAAAGCCGTGGTGTGCTCCTTCGAGATGAAGCCGAAGAAGACCCTAGCGCGGATGTGCCGCCAGTACGCAGGCGTCGGAAGCCCGACCGCAGCGTATGTGGGCAAGTTTCTAGACGCGGTGGCGGGAAAGCTGTGGCTGTATGACCAGCAGGGCGAGACAACGCCGGAGCGTGTGTGCGGGGTGATCGCCTATTCTGCAGAGCAGCTTGGATGCACTCAGGTGATCGTCGATTCGCTCATGAAAGTGGTAGGTGATGAGGACGACTACAACGGACAAAAGCGGTTTGTCGGCAAGCTGCAGTCACTGGCCCGAGATCTTGGCATCCATGTGCACCTTGTGACGCACTCCCGCAAGCGCGAGGACGAGAACAAGCGCCCTGGCAAGCAGGACAACAAAGGCAGCGGCGCCATCGTCGACCAGACCGACAACTTCGTGTCGGTTTTCAAGCTTCCTCAGAAGGAAGGCGACACCGGCCCTACGCACTGCTTATACTTCGACAAGCAGAGAAACGGGGAATGGGAGGGGCATCTAGCCCTGTGGATGGACCCCGCATCGCTGCGGTTCAAGGAATCTCCGGGGATGTGGTCATGAGCGCGCAGGGAATCGACTGCAGCCAGGCCCGCCAGGTGGCCGAACGGCTGCGAGCGCTTGAGGCGTCAGGCGTCAGGCTAACTGAGTCGCAACGCTGGGTGCTGAAGTGCTGCGAGCGCCGGGTCGCGCTGGCGCTGGCGCTTGAGCGGCTGCGCCTCGCCGAGACGTTCGCAACGCCGAAGGAGATGCCGTGATCGTCATCGGGATCGACATCGGCCTTACCGGCGCCGTGGCCGCCGTCGACAGCCGCGGCACGGCCGCTGTGCGCGATCTGCCGCTGATCGCCGACGGCAAGCCCAGGAAGGTGACCCGCGCCGGCAAGGCCACGACGACCCAGCCGATGCGCCTGGACGGCCGCGGCCTGCTGCTGCTAATCCGCGAGTTCGTCCCCATCGGCGAGGCCGCGCTGATCGTCTTCGAGGACGTGCGGGCAAGGCCCGGCGGCAACGGTAACGAGCACGGCAACACCATGCACAGCCAGGGCAGCATGATGCGCAGCCGCGGCATCGTCGAGAGCGTGGCCGACATCACCCGGCTCGACGTTAAGGTCGTGCAGCCGCAGACGTGGAAGCGGCACTTCGGGCTGATTGGCAAGCCCAAGGCCGCCAGCGCCGAGACTGCGCGCGGGTTGTTCCCGCTGCTGGCGGCCGACTTGAAGCGCGTGAAGGACCACAACCGGGCCGAGTCGCTGCTGCTGGCCAAGTGGGGGCAGGGGGTGCATTCGTGACTATCTTCGCCGTCCCCGTAGGCCGAGGCCGCCGGGCCGAGATGCGCCTGAGCTACCACCGCGGCCCGCAGTCGGCGCCGTTCCTGGCGCGCGTGGGCGAGACGTTCGATCTGGCCGGGGCCACTTGGCGCATCAAGCGCGTGGAGGCCTGACGATGCCCTCCGCCCGCCTTCCCGACGGCCGCGAGGTCGAAACTGCCAGCCCGGAATGGCGCGCGCACTGCTTCGCCGAGTGGAAGGCCCGGCAGCCGGAGTGCGACCGCCACGTGGCCACGCTGCAGCGCACCCGCGGCGCCGACGCCCGGCGCGAGTACCTGGCCACCCTGGAGCGGGCCGACAAGTCAATGGCCGACCGCGTGCGCGTGGAGTTCGCGCGCTGGTGGGACGCCGAGCAGAAGCGCCGCGCCGCAGCCCGATCAACCCCCGCCGGATGACCTACCCAGCCGACCAGATGCTGCTGTTCACCGACCTGCCGATCCCGACGGCGCCGCCCGCTTCACCCCGCCCGAAGCCGGACAGGCCCTGGCGGGTGGCCGTGCAGGCGCTTGCCTGCCTGTTGCAGCTGCCGATCCGCGCCCCGCTGCGCGAGTTGGACCGCGACGACCTGGCCGAGCCGGCGCCTGTGCACCGCATCGTGTCGGCCGCAGACGCGCCGCCGGTGCAGACCGTGGCGGTGTCGAGCATCTTCGGCCTGGCCGCCACGGTGCAGTCGCTAAAGCGCGGCCGGTTCGGCACGGCCGAGCAGTTCGAGCCGGCTCCGTACCGTGTCGAGCGCAGCTACGCCGACGGCACGCTGCGGGTGATCCGGCAGCGGCCCGAGGAGACGGCCGAGTGGCAGGAACGCGAGCGGGTGCGCAGGGCCAAGCAGCGGCCGCCGAAGCCGACGGCGAAGGCGAAGACGCGGGGGAAGAAGGTGCGGGCATGGGATGGGGAGGGGCATGATGGCTAAGCCGCAGTCGCTCTCACCAGGCCAGCAGGCCGAGGTGCGCCGTCGGCGTGTTGCCGGCGAAGGGGTGCGAGCGCTGGCTCGGGAGTTCGGCGTCGCGCCGTCGACGATCAGCAAGCTATGCGAACAATCCGAACAGGTGCGAACAGTGGCCGAGCAGGTCGCAGCGGCTCAGACGGCACTGGCCGCGCTGCCCGTTGCCCAGCAGCATGAGGCTTTGTCCCTGGCCGACAAGCTGCGCAGCATCAGCGACAACCTGGCCGCCGCCGCCATGCACGGCGCGGCCACGGCGCACCGGCTGAACGCGCTGGCCAATGCCGAGGTGGCGAAGGTCGACGACGCCGACCCGCTGAGCAACATGGACGCGCTGCGGGGTGTCGGCGTGCTGTCGAAACTGGCGAACGAATCCGCTTCGGTGGCGCTGAACCTGCTGGCGGCGAACAAGCCGACGGTTGAAAAAATTAACGCGGCCCGGCAGGCAGGTAATAAAATAGACCCCTCCAAACTGTCAGACGCTGCGCTTGAAGAGTTAGCGCGCGTTATGAGAGAAGCGAAGGGCAGCCATGCAGATTAACGACGATTGGGCTAAGCCGGGGCTGTATGTCATCAGCTTTGCGAACGGCGCCCAGTATGTCGGCATGTCCTCTGTATCGGTGCGAGCCCGTCTCCTTCACCATATCTGCAAGGCCGGTCTAGGTAGTAACTTGGCATTGCATTGCGCCATGCGCAAACATGGCCTCGACAGCCTAAGCGCGGAAGCTGTATTTCTCTACCCTGACGCGGACCTGTGCGAGGCCGAGATCGCCATGATCGCCGAAAGGCGCGCAGCCGGCGTCCGCCTATACAACCTCACCAGCGGCGGCGAGGGCAGGCGCGGCTATTCGCTGACCGAACAGGCGAGAGGGAAGATCGGCGCAGCAAACCGAGACCCTGTTCGCGTTCGCGCCAGAGCGGAAGCGCTGAGGCGCCCAGAGGTCAAGGCACGGATGGTTGACGGTCAGCGCAGATCGTGGACCCCAGAGCGCAAGGCGCGCTTTGCGGACACCAAGCGCGGCGAAGCGGCGCCGTGCGCCAAGCTGCGGGCCGAGGATGTGCGCAGCATCAAGCAGAGGCTGGCCGCCATGGAGTCGTGCGCCTCTATATCTCGCTCGTTCGGAGTGACCCCGGAGGCCATCAGCAGGATCAAGTGCGGCAAGTCGTGGGCACATGTTGATTGAATGTCCCCTGAGCCTGGACGAGGTAGAGGTCGAGCTTTCCCGCAGGCAATGTAAGTCTCTTTCCGCCTTCGTGCGTCAGGCGTGGCCGGTTCTTGAGCCTGGTCAGCCTTACGTCCATGGCTGGCACGCCGACGCGGTGTGCGAACACCTAGAGGCCATCACGCGCGGGCAGATAACACGCCTGCTTATCAACATTCCACCAGGCACATCAAAGAGCACTCTGGTAAGCGTAATGTGGCCAGCCTGGGAGTGGGGGCCGCAGGGGATGCCGAGCAAGCGCTTTATCGGCGCATCGCATGAGCAGGGGTTGGCTATCCGCGATGCCATGAAGATGCGGCATCTTGTCACCAGCGACTGGTACAGGGATAGATGGCCTGTTAATCTGCTGGAAGACCAAAACCAAAAGCTGAACTTTCAGAACGACAAGACAGGGTTTCGTCAGGCTTGCGCCGTTGCCAGCATGACAGGGCGAAGGGGTGATTCTGTTGTCTGGGATGACCCCCATAGCGTGGAAGACGCGCATTCAAAAGCGCAGTTGGAGGCGGCCATCCGAGTTTTCCGGGAAACTTTGCCTACGCGTCTAAACAATCCCGACAGGTCGGCCATCATCATCGTCATGCAGCGCCTGCATGAGAGCGATGTGGCCGGCGAGATTCTTGCCAACGACCTGGGCTATGACCACCTGTGCCTGCCGATGGAGTGGGAAGCGCCGCGCAAGGCCACCAGCATCGGCTTCGTCGACCCGCGCACGGAGGTAGGCGAGCTACTGTTTCCGGCTCGGTTCCCGCGCGCCGTGGTTGACCGCGACAAGAAGGTCATGGGCGCCTACGCCGTGGCCGGGCAGCTGCAGCAGCGGCCGTCGCCGCCCGGGGGTGAGGAATTCCAGCCCGACATGATCGGCGTGATCGACGCGCTGCCGGCTGGCCGCATCCGCTGGTGCCGCGGCTGGGACTTGGGCGCGACCGAGGGGGCAGGCAGCTACACAGCAGGCGTCAAGGTGGGGCTGCTCGAAGACGGCCGCGTCGTGTTCGCCGACGCTCGCCGCGAACAGTTCGCCGTGCACAAGCGCGATGCCTTCATCAAGGCGACCGCGCAGCAGGACGGCAAGGGCATTCTGCAGAGCCTGCCGCAAGACCCCGGGCAGGCCGGAAAGACCCAGGTCGCCGGGTTCGCGGCGCTGCTGATCGGCCACGAGTGCCACTTCAGCACGGAAAGCGGGGAGAAGACCGTGCGGGCTCGGCCGCTGGCGAGCCAAGTCAACGCCGGAAACGCCGTCATGGTGCGCGGCGCGTGGAACCGGGACTTCACAGACGAGCTGCGCACGTTTCCGAATGGCCTGTACTCTGACCAGGTGGATGCGGCCTCGCGCGGGTTTGCGGCGCTGCTGCAGCCGCAGGCGAAGTCTGGCGTGTTCTTCTAGCCCGTTCCTAGCATCGGGCGCCTATGCCCGAGTTCATCATCAACGAGGCCGACTTCCTCGCGGCTTCGCGCGCACGCGAGGCCCTGCTGTACGGCTCGCTCGACGCGAAGCGCCCGCAGGCCTGGGTGCAGTTCGGGTATCCCGAGACGCTGACGCCCGAGCACCTGCTGAAGGCGTACCTGCGCGGCGGTCCCGGCTTCCGCGCCGTGCACCACATTCTCGACCGCTGCTGGCAGGAATGGCCGCGGGTGAAGCTGAAGGCTAGCGACGCCGAGACGCCGTGGGAAACACGGCTGCAGGGCATCCTCGAAAAGGTCAACGCCTGGCCGAAGCTGCAGGACTGGGACCGGCGCAACATGGTCGGGCGCTTCTCCGGCCTGATCCTGCGCGTGGCCGACGCAAAGCCGCTGAGCGAGCCGCTGATGAAGGCGGCCCGGCTGGTCGATCTGGTGCCGGTGTACGAGCACCAGCTGAAGGTGACGGCCTGGGACAGCGACAGCAGCAGCGAGACCTTCGGCCGCCCGAAGATGTGGCAGTACCGCATGCGCACCAGCGACCGCCAGGACACGCAGGGCCAGCCCGAGCAGTGGGTCGACGTGCACCCGAGCCGCATCCTGATCCTGGCCGAGGGCGCGGTCGGCGACGACTTCTTCGACGGCATCCCGCTGTTGCAGCCGGGGTTCAATGCCCTGGTCGACCTGGAGAAGGTCAGCGGCGGCGCGGCTGAGGGCTTCCTGAAGAACAGCTCGCGGGTGCTCAAGTTCACCTTCGACAAGGACAGCGACCCGCAGAAGCTGACGCAGTCCGCCGACGGCAGCGCCAGCGGCAAGACGCTGGGCCAGGCCATCGAAGAGAAGGCGCGCGGGCTGAACACCAACATCGACGCATCGGTGGCGGTGCAGGGTGGCGACGTGGGCACGCTACAAACCACGATGCACGACCCACGAGGCGCCTGGGAGATCGCGGCGAACACCTTCGCGGCGGCCGTCGGCATCCCCTTCACGATCCTGTTCGGCCAGCAGACCGGCCGCTTGGCCAGCGACGAAGACAAGAAGGCCGACAACGCGCGGTGCAAGTCGCG